TTCGACAGCCGACAGCTCCACCAATTACATTTCTGATACGACCCTCGTTCAGGCGTACACGGAAATCATTGACGCAAAACTGCGTTATCCCATGAGCGCGCTCGCCGCGATCAAGATAGACGCCAGCCAGTTTTCGTCCATCCCTACGCGCGCCTACCACCTGAAGGGCCGCATCATCCGTGTTCCTTCGAACTATGACGCCGATAGGCGCACCTACACCGGGACGTGGGATGGAACTTTTAAGACCGCGTACTCAAATAACCCCGCCTGGGTGTTTTATGACATCCTGACGAACGACCGCTACGGGCTTGGGGACGTGCTTGACGCGGGCTACATTGATAAGTGGTCGTTGTACGAGATTGGGCAGTACTGTGACGAAAGCGTTCCTACCGGCGTAGGAAGCAACACGGAGCCTCGCTTCACCTGCAACTGCTACCTTCAATCGGCAGCGGACGCCACAGCGGTTTTGAGTGACCTCGCTACCGTATTCCGCGGGATCGTCTACTGGGGCAATGGGAGTGCCATTCCTGTGGCAGATATGCCCAGGGATCCTTCGTACACCTACACCGCAGCGAACGTCATTGACGGCAAATTCCAGTATCAGGGCAGTGCCAGATCGACCCGCTATACCGTCTGCTACGTCAGTTATAACGACCCTGATGACATGTACAACACCAAGGTCGAAGCGGTCGAAGACGCTGACGGGATAGCCCGCTACGGAATTGTCGCAACATCACTAACTGCCTTCGCCTGCTCTTCCCGGTCGCAGGCTCACCGTCTGGGGCTGTGGACGCTCCTGACATCTCAGAGGGAGACCCGCAGCGTCACTTTCTCCGTAGGGCTTGATGGAGCCATAGCGACCCCCGGGCAGATCATCCGCATTGCCGACCCTGCCATTGCCGGAAAAAGGATCGGCGGCCGCCTGCACGCCGTCAATTCCACCACGCAGGTGGTGGTGGACAAAAATGACGGCATAGCGGTGGGCGACACGCTGATCTGCACGCTCCCCTCGGGGAAAACGGAAGCGCAGACTGTTTCTGCGGTTGGTGGAACGGCTATTACCGTTGGAACGGCCTTCTCCGCCGCTCCTGAGCCCGAATCCATCTGGGCGGTTGTGAACTCCGATTTGCAGACGCAGACCTTCCGGGTCGTGAGCGTCACGGAGGGAGATGGATCGACATTTGATATTGCCGCCATCCAGAACGAACAGAGCAAATACGCGGCTGTCGACTATGGTTCGGCACTCTCAGACACAATCATCACCTCGATTCCTGAGAGTTCCGTTCCCGCTCCATCTGATCTGAAAATCACCTCGCATGAGGTTGTTGAGCAGGGCATCTCTTCAACCACGGTGACGCTCTCGTGGACGAAGCCAGAAGTTACCGGAGGAGTGGGGTATTACATCCTTGAATGGAAGAGGGATAACTCTGACTGGATAACAGTTCCACAAGTTGCTTCCTGCTCGTACGACATCACGAGCGCCTACAGCGGAACCTACCAGGCCAGAATCCGAGCCACCAACACGGTGGGGGTTAAGTCCCCCTGGAAGGCTTCGGACGCAGTCTCAATTGACGGGCTGCTCGCGGCTCCGGCCACTCCCGCAAGCCTTGTGGCTTCGCCCGAAATCTTTGGGATCACGCTTAACTGGGGATTCCCGAGCGGACTGAATATCCTCTCTTGCACGGAGATCTGGTACAGCGCAACGAACGACCGCACTGCGGCAACACTGCTCACCATGCTGCCGTATCCGCAGGCGAGATACACGCTTACGGGTCTGGAATCAGGGCAGACGTTCTATTTCTGGGCCCGGTTTGTTGATAAAAATGGACTGGCGGGAGATTATTACCCGGCATCAGCCACGGACGGGGTGGAAGGAACAAGCTCCACTGACGCCGCAGGCATTCTCGGCTATCTGACAAACAAAATCACTTCCACGCAGTTGGGAGGCGATCTGATGTCAGAAATTGGAACAGCTTCAAGCACAGCCACCGAGGCGAAGAACGCGGCAGACAATGCGCAATCAATCGTCAGCAGCATTGAATCCCAGATATCCCGCGCTCCGGATGCCGAAGGCGATCTGGCTGATGTTCTTAACGAATGGAGCAGCAGGGCTTCGATAACTCAGCTCCAAAAAACAAGCTCGAGCAATGAAGAAGCCCTGGCTGAACTAGATACAAAGCTTTCAGCCAAGATCAGCCAGAACTCGGCGGACATTGAAACAAACGCCACCGCGATCGCCAAGGCTGACGGAACGCTGTCCTCTGCCTATACGGTCAAGACCGGCATCACGGCTGGCGGCAAGTACTACGCCGCAGGCTTTGCTGTCGGTGTGGATAACTCGTCCGGAAGCGTGCAGTCGCAGTTCCTCGTGAACGCCGACACTTTCGCCATCCTGAACAGCACGGAAAGCGGCGGAACCGTGACCTCTCCGTTCACTGTTTCCGGCGGGCAGGTCTATATGGGTTCCGCCCTTATCCAAGACGCTTCGATATCAAATGCCAAAATTCAGGACGGAGCGATTACTTCGGCAAAAATCGGTGACGCCGCAATTACGAACGCGAAGATTCAGGACGCTTCGGTTACGAACCTGAAAATAGGCTCGAACGCCGTGGACTTCTACAAGATTCTGGATGGAGCTGTCACGGGAACTGCCGGGGCGAGCGGGGGAAGCATTTCTTATACGGCCGTTTCAGGCAGCAGGATGCTCATCATTTTCTCCTGCTATCTGAAAGGAGCCACATACAGCGATGATCAAGATCCATCTAAAGCCTTCTTTTTCGGGGGATCGGCGAAGCTTTATCGGAATGGAACGTACCTCACGACCTACTGCACCGGTGGGTGGTCTAGCAAACTCGGAATGGATCACACATTGACGTTTGCCTATTTAGACTCCCCGGGCTCAGCGGGAACATATACGTATTCCGTAGCTGTTTCTCCCTACCACCTGTCGGACGTGCAGCTCGAATCCATCGCCGTAATAGAGATGAAGAGATGAAAAGATGAACTACGCGATTATCGATAAAGCGACAGGGCAGCTCCTTAAGACCTTCTGGGGCGATCCGGCACAGCTGCAGGCGAATATCTTCGAAGGCGCCGAAGCCTTGGAAGGCAATCCTCAAGGCGACTGGTGGGATGGAGAGGTGTGGCAGAAAAAGCCCGCTCGGCCCTCGAAGTATCACACGTTTAATTGGGCAAAGCATGCGTGGGAAGACACCAGATCCAATGCACAAAAGGCCGCCGATGCGGCGGCTGAGCTTTCTGCGGCTAAGGCGTCCAAAGTCAGAGACCTGACAAAGGCCATGAGTGCGTCACTGGAGAAATTTAAATCCGGCTACCCGGAGGATGAGCAGTCCACTTGGCAGCAGCAGGCAGACGAATGCAAAGCATGGTTTGCCTCATCCTCCCCATCCGCCGACCTTGTCCCGTGGTGCGCAGCCTGCGCTTCAGCCAGAGGCATTGAGCTGAACGACTTCATGGACAAGGCCAAATCGCACGTGGAGGCTTACAGCAAGGCGTCTGCCGAAGCCGTGGGAAGGCGGAAAAAGCTCGTTGAGTCCGTTCAGGCGGCAGAGACGATTGATGCGGTCAACGCAATTTCTTGGAGTTAAAAATGGCATGGTACAAGTCGGGAACTTGCTCCGTTACGAGTGGGTCACCCACGGTAACCGGGACTGGGACGGCATGGGTCGACAACGTCCGAATCGGGAGCGATGGCTTTGTAGGCCCGGACGGACTGCTCTATGAAATTTCAAAAGTTGTTTCAGCCACGGAGATCACTCTGGCGGCGGCCTATAAAGGAACAACAGCGTCATCTGGCGGTTACGCAATTGCCCCGCTTCAAGGCTACACGAAAGAGCTTGCCGACAAAGCGGCCGCTCTGATCGATCAGTTTTCGGACGCCGAAGCGACAGCCGCAAGTTCTGCTTCAGCCGCCGCTTCTTCGGCGAGTGCCGCATCCGATTCGGCGACCGCGGCGGCGTCATCGGCTTCTGCGGTAAAGAGTTCGGCTGATTCAGCCAGCGCTTCCGCTACTGCGGCCAGTGGGTCGGCATCTTCCGCAAAGTCCTATGCGGATGCCGCGTCGGCATCGGCGTCCAGTGCGGCAACGAGTGAAAATAACGCTTCTGCGAGTGCTTCTGCCGCGGCGGCGTCTCAGTCTGCGGTCTCTGCAGACAAGACTCAGATCGAGTCAGATATCGCTTCTGCGCAGACCGCGATTGCCTCTGCACGGGACAACGCCATTGATGCAGTGACGAAAGCCGGCGGTATTTCTATCGTCCGTGCGGTCACGACACTGGGTGCTGATCTGGCCGCGGGGACTTCTTTTGCGGTACCTGGATACACGATGGGTGCTAATCGGCTTTTTGTCTATCTGGACGGGATCATCTGTCAGGCTGGTTCTAACGCTCAGTATGTAGAGAAGACATC